TGCCAAAGTATTGAATCTCAACTTGCCGACAAGACGCCTTCGCATCTGTTGGGTTGTATCGCCTGCCAATAATCCATCGCGTATTGATTGCCCTAACCTTTCGGCGCTTTTGTTTGTAATACCGCGAAAAGATTTTTTTATTGATTGACCGTTTGGCAACCTTATCAATGCGCCTTCTTTTGCTGTCAAGGAAAACTTTGCACCAGAACCCGCCGCAATAGTGCTTAATGAATCAGATAAAACATTTAAATTAAATTCAGATGCGGAAGTTGTTACAACAGCTTTTGCAAATGCGGGTGTAACTTCAACAGTTCTAATTGATGACCTGATGCCTGCGGGCAACGCGCGTTCCATTTGTACCGTTGCAAATTCTCCCTGTAACTTCGCAACAGCATCGGAAACAAGTTCCATATCCCGCGTTGATTTCACATCCCATTTTCTAAGGCTTGCTTTTGTCTGTAACAACAAAGCCCGCAAACGTGCCGCTGTATATTTAGGCTGATTAGCTCTTGGAAGGCGTTCTATTGCTTCTAATTTATCAACCGCCCTTAATATGATTCGATTATAAGATTCAACGATTTCACGCGAAATCTTATTTGAAAATCTATTTAAATCTAAACTATTACGAAAATATTCTTCTGGTATTAAATCAGGGTAAGGAATTGATGCCCCAAGTTTAGAAACATCAGACGGAACCCGAATCGGCGTTTGTGTCATTAATCCTCATCGTCTGGATCTTCAACTGGTTCACCTTCTTCGGCTTCGGGCGTTGGTTCATCCATTTCGATCATGTCGCCTTTTTGTGTTTTTTCGATTTCTTCTTCAACATCAAAATCATCACCGAGAATTTCGCCTTCTGCTAATTGTTTTAACAATGTTTCATGTGATATTGCCCCAGAACTCCAAAGTTCGCGCCTTGCCTGAATCTCTTGCGGTGCTAATCTCTGGCCTAAGAAATCACGATTAACAAAAGCATTTCCAATTTCTGCAATATTTAAATAATTTGCATGAAATACCAAACAGTTGTCGATCATATCTTGAAGCTGTTGAGCAACAATCATTAATGTCGAATCGCCCTGACTTCTTTGTATTTCTTGCGATGCGGCTGTTTCTGCAACAAGTTTTTGTCCAAGGATTGCGGCAAGTGCCAAAGTATTGATTTGATCTTCAATATTTTTTATCCTGTCGCGTTGATATTGGAATGATGTGCCTTTGATTTCAACAAATTCAGCCCTGCCACCTTCAGGAAATGCCATCGCTTCAGATGGTCCTGCGCTCACTTCTTCGGACGCCTGCGGAAACCCAAAAAGACAAAGCATTGGAACAGAAGAAATTCTAAGTTGATTATCAAAGTCCGAACTCTTTTGATAATGCAATAAATTTAATTCTGCAATATCTTGCATCGGTGGGCGTGATTCCAAGAAAGAAACTTTATTTGAATATGCAATAGCAAATGGAATGTAATCTAAAGACGTTGTTCCTTCATCTACTTTTACATATTTTCCCTGCCTGCCTTTTCTATGAACTTCAAAACCGCCTGCCGTTAATAATCGCACCTGTTCAACTTCTTTCTGTCCATATTCGCCATCTGGTTCTGTGACCCGTTCCAAAAGTCTTAACTGCGTTAATTTTTGCTTTCCATCTACAAGTTCTGTCCTCCATCCAAGAATTTCGCGCGGACTATATGTAATCCAATAAGGCCGACCAGTTCCGCCTGTTGGTGCATCAACAAGAACCCCCACATGACCATAACGGAGCATTATTTTTGCCGTCTCATATGTCCAACTTGTGAGATCGTTTCCCTGAAGGTCAACATCGAACAAATCTTCTGTAACCCGTTCTGATACCTCATTTAATCGAACAGGTTTTCGAGTAAGCATACCCGCAAGCAATCTTTCAATTCTGACGTATAAAGGCGCAAGAACCGAGGTGGCGAGTCTGTTGTCGTAGCTCTCGTCTTGTTCGCGCGGCATTTGCGGCAAATACTTTCGATGTCTTTTTCTTATGCCATAAGTTCCCGTTATTAAATCTTCAATCAATATCCAGTTCGGTTCCATATTTACATATGCGTTGCTAGGATCTTGCACCTCAACAGCTTTACTTGATCTTGTCCTGTCGTAATGGTTGTAATTAGAATACACGGCTTAATCCCTAGCTTAATTTAATAGTAATACACTTTTTAATATATTCTAATCCCTGTTCTGCGCCCTGCCCCCAAATGTAAGGGATTGAAGCAACGCCAACAAAGGTATCGGACGCAATCAGAAAAATGATCTAATCCTGTTTTTTCTGGTTCGCCCGCTTCCGTGTAGCTTTGAAGTTCCAAGGATTCGATGACATTTTTACAACGCGGATGAACAAAAAGACTAACTTCTTCTTTACCATTGCATAAAAGGCGCTGAACATTATTAACGCTGTCTTTAATGGATGGATTAGACGCCCCCGATTGATTGGATATTCCATAACTTTCGAGAATTTGGATGTCGGTTTTAGAAGCATTTGTTGATCTTGCTCCGCCTGACGAATCAGGATATCCGTAGAGTCTGTTATGTGGGAATCTTGATTTGATTTCTTTTGCCAGTTGGTCGGTGTCATGGGCGCGTATCTCATCAAAAATATAAAGTTTGTTATCTCTAATAACGGCGCAAACACAAGACATTTTTCCAATATTAAAGTCAATTCCAAGTCTTATAATTTCTTCTGAATAATTTGGGATATCTTTTGTTATATGTTTTTCTCTGTCGAAGCGGTCAAAAACAGCGCCAGTTGTTAAAGATATGAACTGCCCTTCAAGGTACGCCTTGAGAAGATTAGGGTCATAGTTCATTTTCATTCTATCAATAAAATCTGCGGGCAAATGTGGATTGTCTGTTGTTTTCATCCTTATTAACTTTCTGTCATCTTTTTCTTTTGCTTCATCACTTCCAAAGGTTTCCCAAAACCATCGATAACCTTCAGGAGTGGACGCCGCCGCGAATTGACGAACATTCCCTGCGCGAAGACGTCCAAGGATTTTTGGAAAGGCTCTAGAACAAATAGAGGGGGCAACCGTGTCAATTTCATCCGCCAATATAAAAGCGGCGTTTATACCGATTATTCTTTGCCAAGATTCAAAAGAACGACACATTATGCGCGTATCTCCTTTGGGTAGGTGCAAAACAAAATCAGGTAAAGGAGAACTTCTGAATGTGTAAGGAATCTCGTAATTCAACAAAAACTCCTCAAATTCTGTTACAAAGAGATCACGAACAAGCGGTTGCGTAGGTTCTAATACGATGCCCGTGAAGCCTTGATTTAACAATGACAGGTATAAACACTTCGCCAGTAAAGATCGCGTTTTACCTGACCCATAACCCGCGCATAAACCCAATATTTCTGTTTCTGTGTCATTTACAAACGATAGTTGCCCCGTATGAAGATCAGATAACACACGCTCTAATATTATCTCTGTATCTTTTTCATCAGGAGGACTTAAAAAGTCGAGGAGGGGTTGTTTTTCGCAGACATCAGAAATAAGACTCATATTGTTTTTATACTAATGGTACACATAATACTGCAATAGGAAATACAAGTGGTGACTATAATACTGCTATAGGAATTACAAGTGGTGCATATAATACAGCAATAGGAATTATTATAAGCAACTAAAACACAGCAGTAGGATTTATTTGCTAAAAGTTAGTGATACCAATGATTTTACTTTATACAACAGGTTACTATAATATTGCTGTAGGTAATTACCATTGGTATATATAACACCTCTATTGGAAATACAAAGGGTGACAAGAATACAGCTATAGGAAATACAAGCCGTACCCAAAACACAGCAATAGGAATTACCAATGGTGTTAATAATACTGCTGTAGGAAATACTATTGGTTACAAGAACACAGCTATTGGTTTTAAACTAAAAATCTTAGTGGTTGCAGGGGTTTTGATATATACAACTGGTGACAATAATATTGCTGTAGGAAATACAAGTGGTAACCAAAACACAGCTATAGGAAATACTAATGGTACATATAATACAGCTTTAGGAAATACCATAGGTATCAAAAACACAGCAGTAGGATTTGTTTTGTAAAAGCTAGTGATATCAAGGGTTTTACTTCATACGACGGGTTACTATAACATTGCTATTGGTAATTACTATTGGTATATAAAACACAGCTATCGGAAATACGAAAGGTTATTAAAATACAGCAGTAGGAAATACAAGCGGTTTACATAACACAGCAGTTGGAAATACAAGCGGCAAACATAATACTGCTGTTGGGTAAATTGCATGGAAGTAAAACACAACAATCGGTTATTTTACACAAAACGTAGTTATTGCAAGGCTTTTAACTGCTACAAGTGGTTATCAAAATACTGCTATTGGTTATACAACGACTAACTAAAATACAGCTATTGGTAAATACCATTGGTACACATAATACAGCTATTGGTTAAGCTGACATATCAAAGCGAAGAAGTTTTGCTTGCATTTCTACAGCGCGTATTGCGGTTTGCAATTGATTTTCCATTGATGCGCGGCGTTCATAATCTGCAAGTCTGGCAATTGCCCCTATGAGCCATTGCGGGCGTTCAAGCTGTGCGTCTTTTTCCTGTAGTATGCGAGCGCGAGACAAATATTCTTCTGTTTGACGTAAACTTACTGAATAATTCTCCGCGCAGTATCGAGCGATCTGCGTTTTTGAATTTCCGAGCAAAAGCAAATCGTATATTTT